CGCATTTCTGGTTGTCAGAGATACCAGAAGTGCAGTTCTTACGAGTTTACGATCAGCAGATGCAGAACATCCTCTGGTATTTGCACAATCTTTGTCATGAGCACGACAGGCACAGTCTAACTTATCGACACAACGTCCTTTGAAATCGCCACCAGCCTGCTTGTATGCAAGGGCGTCGATGTTCCGACCATCTGTCCAGTTAGGGCCGCACCAGCGACCATGAATGCGAACCATTAGGATCGCCTCAAGAAGATAGAACTTCTGATTGAACAAGTGCTGCGTATGTTGCTGCGTCAGCCTTGGCTCGGTATCCGTAAACCTTGACGTTGCCAATTTTAGGGGTTAGATTACCGCCACCTTGAATCTGCAAGAAGAAATCGTTGGTGCTAATGATCCCAATGTAATCGAGCATTGAAGGAGGAGTTTCGAGTGAAGTCTGCTCAAATCCGACTCCGCCATCTAGGTAACCAGCAGCACGAATTTCACGGGATGCGAGGGCAAGACAGTTGGATGAACTTAGACGAGGGAAGGTTGCTTGAGATGTTGTAGTCATTGCAAATGATACAGCGGTATCAGTTGCAGCAATTGCATCAGGTGCTTGAGCATCAAGATTGATTGCTTGGACTACGAAAACCTCGTTGTCTAGGGGATTCAATTGCAGATCAACACTAGATTGTGTAAATGTGTTTGGTCCTGCTTCTACTGTTCGGGCTCCGATTACGATTGTCGATGAACTTCTCTTGAGGGTCATAGCCTTTGATGATAGGATGGGGTTTATTATACTTCTTGGGACACTGGAATCATTAACCTATCACGGTTATAGGTGGTTTTCAGGGTACTGAAATCCAAACCTATCCATCTTGTAGATAATCTCAGTTAGTTATTTAACTAAGTCTCGACTCGTCTTAGTTATGTGCGTACAATGCTCAAAGTGTTCAGCCCAATTTCTGTGTGTTTCAAACCCTCATACACAACTAATTAGCCTCAATTGGTCACGAGAATGTCCCGTAAATTTCTATTTTGTTGCTAATTGCGTGAGGTGTCAAGGATGAAAATGAACAAAACTTTCAGTCTTGATATCGAATTGATAAGACAGTTACGATCTAAAAAGTGGAATCAATCAGAAGAAGTATGTAAAGCACTACGAGTTCATCTATCAAATGACAAAGAATATGAGATAATATCTCAAATCAGTACCCGTTCTTTGGCTATTCAATTAAAGAACCGTGATGATATGGATGGAACACTAAGGAACTTGCTTGACATGTGGCTCAGAGGCGATTAAATGGCTAGATTACCCGTTGTTCAATACGACAACATAGCAAAACCGTTCAGACCTAAAGGATCTGGATGGTATGTTCAACAACAACAGAGAATATACAATCGACAACGTGGCCAATTTGTAGGAATTGGATTTATTTTAACGCTAAGTCGGTATGTACATCCATCTCGTCAAGAAAATAATATCATAGTTCTTGATGAACAATTGACAAATTACTTCTGAACTCGAATATTTAATGTATACATTAATGTCTAGGAAGTTAATGTATACATTATTATTTCGAAGAAATCACTTTCTTGACATTTTGTGAGCAAGTCGCACTGCTGATTTGAAACCATTCTTCTTCCATTTGCCATTCTTAAGTTTGAATCGTGGTGCGACTTTACGGAAGTTTGCCTTGTAGCGACGGGAATATGCAGAGGATCTCTTCTTCTTTGGCATCTCCTCGGTAGCTGAAGGAGCCATATCACTTGGTGCATCGGTTAGACCGCCCAAAAGTGTAAGATACTCATCCATTGTCATTCTCACATCTACCATAATCATCGACTCCTTGTCAAACTAGCACCAGCAATTCCTGCTGTAATCAGTTTTGCTTTTGCTGAAAGAGCCGCATTTCTGGTTGTCAGAGATACCAGAAGTGCAGTTCTTACGAGTTTACGATCAGCAGATGCAGAACATCCTCTGGTATTTGCACAATCTTTGTCATGAGCACGGCAGGCACAGTCTAACTTATCGACACAACGGCCTTCGAAATCGCCGCCTGCTTGCTTGTATGCAAGAGCATCGATGTTTTGACCATCTGTCCAGTTAGGGCCGCACCAGCGGCCATGAATGCGAACCACTTGGTTCACCTCAAGAAGATAGCAATTCACTTTGGACGACGGCCGCATATACAGAACTCGATGCTTTTGCGCGGTACCCGTATACCTTGACGTTGCCAATCTTAGGGGTTAGATTACCGCCGCCTTGAATCTGCAAGAAAAAGTCGTTTGTGGCAATAATTCCAATGTAATCGAGCATTGAAGGAGGAGTTTCTAAGGACCTTTGCTCGAAGGAGACACCGCCATCTAGGTAACCAGCAGCACGGATTTCACGGGATGCCAGGGCGAGACAGTTGGATGAACTTAGGCGAGGGAAGGCTGTTTGTGAGGTTGTAGTCAATGCGAAGGATACAGCGGTATCAGTTGCAGCAATTGCATCAGGTGCTTGAGCATCAAGATTGATTGCTTGGACTACGAAAACCTCGTTATCTAGGGGATTTAATTGTAGATCCACAGACGATTGTGTGAATGTGTTTGGTCCTGCTTCTACTGTTCGGGCTCCGATTACGATTGTTGATGAACTTCTCTTGAGGGTCATAGCCTATCATGATAGTAGGAGGGTTATAGTAGTAATGGAGACACTGTCACCCTTATCCTATCACGGTAATAGTGGGTTTTCAGGGTACTGAAAGCCCAACCTATCAAGTTCCCTAGGTTTTCTAGGATACATACATAAGTATCTTCTGCGTGGGTTGTAATATGTGCGTACAATGCTCATCATGTCGACAACCCTTTGCCTGCCTTCCGATGACCCGCAGTGGTGCTATTTTCAATCGAGAAAGTGCCAGAAACTGCCTTTATAACTTCCATTTTGTCGCCAATTGTGCATTATGTGAGGTGAAAAGATGACTCAAATGCTACAATGTCCGTTGTGTTCTGCTAAGATCCGAAGACAAAACCAAACCGTGAAACAATTCACCGCCCGATTTGTTCGTCATATTATTCATTATCATGCTGATTTTCCGATTGAAGGTGATGTAGAATGAAATCATTCAGAGAACAACGCATTTGCGTCGTATGTGAGAAGCGTTCAACTAAAGCACCATGGTGTATTTGTCAGCAATGCGGTGATTTCATCGTTGTTAATTGGAATAAGGAGGAATACAGAGTATGAGAATCAATCGAACCTTCAGTATTCCCATCGAGTTGGTACAAGAACTCAAGAAAAAACACAATCAATCTGAGACAGTTACGAGGGCATTGAGAAAATACCTCGATAATCAGGGCGAATCATCGATTGAAGATGCAACAACATCGATGATTATCACAGAACTGAGCATGAGGTTTGAACCTTACAGTCCAGAAATGGAACTTCTCAAGACTCTCAGAGCACTTACTTCTTGAGATCCTTACGAAGTAGTTTTATTTGTGCCAAAATCTCTTTGAGAATTGTGAGAAAAGGATGATCCATATCAACATCTCACTTCTTTGACATCTTGTGCGCTAATTTTACCGCACTCTTGAAACCATTCTTCTTCCATTTGCCATTCTTGAGTTTGAATCGTGGTGCAATTTCACGGAAGTTTGCTTTGTATCGACGGGAATATGCACTTGATTTCTTTTTCTTTGGCATTTCCTCGGTAGCTGGAGGAGCCATATCACTTGGTGCATCGGTTAGACCGCCCAAAAGTGTAAGATACTCATCCATTGTCATTCTCACATCTACCATAATCATCGACTCCTTGTCAAACTAGCACCAGCAATTCCTGCTGTAATCAGTTTTGCTTTTGCTGAAAGAGCCGCATTTCTGGTTGTCAGAGATACCAGAAGTGCAGTTCTTACGAGTTTACGATCAGCAGATGCAGAACATCCTCTGGTATTTGCACAATCTTTGTCATGAGCACG